CTTGTTGGTAAAATAGAAAGATAAACTCTACCATAGAATGGCGTTTCAGCGTCTTCACCACCCCAAGCACTAACTGATTGTGTGTTAGCATAAAGTTGTTTTACTTTTGATTTATAATCTTCTATTGTAACTGCTCTGTCTTGTGACGCATAAAAATTAGGTGCATTGAATTTTATACTTTGTAAACTTTCAGGTTCAGCACCACCTTGTGCTGATGAGTTAACAGTTATAGTTACGTCTGTAAATCCAGAAATAGAACCTGATAATGTAAATGCAGTTGCACCGTTAGCTTCTGTTTTGTTTGTAACAACATAACTAATACTAATTATGTTACCATCGTCTAATGATTTACCAATTACACCATCACCAAAGTAAATTTCAAATTGACCGTCTTCAGCCTCTTGGCAGAAATAAACTTTTGATGTACTATCTAATTCTGTTATTGAACTTGCTTTAGTGTACGTGTTTTGTGTTACATCTGAAGCACTATTTTGCACTACAACTTTTATTGTAGTTGTATCTGCTCTGTCACTAGGTATTAAAAATCTTTGATCTATATCTTGGCTGTCATATGTGTAAGCATAGGTAACATATGTACCTTCGTAAACATTTAAACTTTGTGCTGTGTAAATACCATCAATTGGTTGTACAACTTTATCTGATACTGAAACAAACGTGTAAGTTAAACCATCTATTGATGAAGTAAATTTTGTACCTGCAGGAATTGTAATTGAAGCACCTGTACCATCGTTGATTACTAATTTTAAATCAGCGATTGGTGCTCTAGCAGAGTTAGGTGTGTATCCTACTAATTTAGCCAATGACGCAACACTTGATCTTAACTGTGCTGTGTCCATAAACATTTCGTTTGCTACAAAGTTTGCATTGTAAGCCAAGTAATGTGTATTGTAAGCAAGTAGGTCAAGCAATATTGCCATTGAACTACCTTCAAAGTCGTAATCTTTAAATTCGTTTTGATTTGCTAAAAATCTTTTGAGTGAACCTTTTATATTTTCAAAATCTAATTCTGAAATTTCTAATTTGTGTTGTGCCATCTTATCTTACTCTTTGTAAAAATGTTGATACTGATATAGGCGCTTCTGCACCATTAATTAAAAATGAAACCATAATATCTAACCCATTATTGTTTTCATCTTCCTGAACAACTACATCTTCTACTGAAACTCTAGGTTCATATTTCTCAATTGCCATTGCGACCCTATCTTTGATGATTACCATCATAGGTTCGGTCATGTTCTCAAATAAGAAACCTCTTAAATTACAACCAAAGTCAGAATTAAAAGGTTTTTCGTATTTGTTTGTTAAGATTATATTCTTAACAGCTCTCTTAATTGCCTGTACATCAAATAATCTTGCAACATCTTTAGTTGCTGGATTTTTAGTAAAGTTTAAATTTAAATCTTTGTAAATACGATTTGATCGTTTACTTTGATTCGTTGTACTTGCGTCATAGTTTGAATAGGCCATAACTATATTTATATGACTTTACAGACCATTTACTAATACATTTAGAGAAGTGAGTAACATTGCACCTGAATCAGCACTATCAGTTGTACGACCCCAAGGTATACCACCTATCTTTACGTTTGATGATCCTTTGTTTAAAAAGGCAACATGTGATGAACAAGGTGGTAAAATAGGTGGAACTAGGTGTGTTACTGTAGGTGTGCCTTGAACAGCACCATAGATACCGTTTGCCTTTACTGTTCTTACTAAAGAGATCGCTAAATTAGTGGTTCCATCGCAAGCGTGTCCTGTAGTTAACAAATCTCCTTCTCTTGCCGCCATTTTACCTTTTTCCTTGACCGTTATAGTGTTTCCAACTACGTTTTTTAGATTTATTCATTGATCCAAACTTCACACTTCTTTTTTTCTTACTTTGTGAAGTTTTTTTGTAAGATTTTTCCCTTGCAACAAAGGTTTTACTCATTTTTGCCATTATCTACCTATTTTTTTCTTTCTACCAAGTGGTAATTGTATTGAAGACACAATTTTTTTGCCTTTTTTACTAATATATTCATATCCAATCAACTGATTCTTAAATTTTTCTTGGATTGACTTAACAGCCTTCTTAAAACTTGTATCTTCTTTCTTTTCCTCTTGTCCTGATTCGTTCCAGAACAGAAATTCACGCATTTTTGCCATAATTTCCTCAATTTTTAGTTAATTTCTACTATTTATAACGGTTTTTGTTCTACTTTTGTTCTATATGTGCCAAAATGCCGACAAGCTACGGAAGAATCGGACAAATATTCCATTTTTTTGTTGATTTTTACATAAAAATACGGTATATTAGTAGTATATGAAAAACAAAAACACAAATATGAATATGGCAATTGTTAGAAACGTTGCATATTCTCAAATAAACAAAATAAACAAAAACATAAAAGAAGTTATTGAAATTGATAACACTCTTTTAAAGATGATTGACATTAATATGAAAAATGCAATTAATAAAATCATTAACGACTATAAGGCATACCAAGAAACTGGTATAATAAAAGTAAAATAATGAATAATAAACAATTAAAAACTGCAATTAAAAAACTTGAAAAAAGACTTGCTTATGGAAACAAATTACTTAAAACAAAATCTTTATTTCAAGTAATACAAATAATGAAAACTAAAAAGGATATATAACACTATGACTATGGTAACACAAACTGCAAAAACACTTGATGAAGGAATTACAAATCTAATGGATGGTGCTAAACAAGACTATATTAAAATGTCAACTATGGGTGGCAAAGAATTAACTGGTTATTCTAAAGAACAAGTTGATAATTGGGATAGTAAAATATCTATAAGACCTGGTAAAAAATATATTAAAGTTGTAAGAGAAAACGGCGTATTTTGTTTTATTGCAAAAGAAGACTTTAAACATTTTAAGAAAGGTGATATATTGAAAGCCGCTGGTTACAATGCACCTGCTTTAAACTCTGCTAGAGGTAACGTATTAACAGGTAACTATCCAATACAATGGACAGGACCTTTATATTTAAAATAACCAACATAGGAGAACATTATGACAAATGAACAATTAAGAAATGAAATTATTAACGTTGCAAAGAAAGTTGGTGCTACAGATGTCAATGTAGTTTGTGGATCATTGTTTTGTAAATTTAATAAAAACATTCATAACGTAATGGCAGAAAATCTTAAAACTGTTTTACAAAAGTTTTTTGATAAACGTAAACCTAATGATACTTTGGTTAAAATGTCAGGTGCCTTACCTGATTATGAATATGCCTACGACTTTATGCCTGTTGTAGATTTCAGATTAAACGAATACGGAATATAATGTTTAGACTTTGGATAACAATATTAATATTTTCATTTATATTTTCTGCCGCTGCTGTATTTGCTGAAGAACATGACGTTTGTAAACATGAACAAAAATATAGTCAGATATGGTACGTCAATGGTTGTGATGGCGAAACATTAGTAATCAAAAAAGTTAAAAAATTATATACAAGTACATCCAAAGTTGAATTACCTGAATGGGCAAATCCAACAGATAAAGTATTGAAACATTATGCTAAAAAATATTCAAAAGACTCTAGTACAAGAAAAGGTTACAAATTTACAATAAAGGCAGATGGTGAGTACAAAATTTTTGATACTAATACTACTACAGACAAATTTGTAACTGAACAATTAAACACAACTGCTCTATTAAGTTATATTGCTTTTGCTGATGGTCAAATTGTAGTAGATCAAAAAACAGAAAAGTATAGTAAATATTTTAATGACAAAACTAAATGGCAATCAATGTCAATGGGTAAGTCTATTATATCTTACATGACAGGTCATGCTATCTGTAGAGGTTATATATCAGGTATTAATGAAACAATGAATTGGGATATATTTGATAATACGTATTATGAAAACGCTACGTTAATAAATGTATTAAACATGGCAAGTGGTAATCCTAAAAATCATAATAAAGATTATAAGAAATGGCCTAACAATAGTACTATACAAAGTATTATGAAAAGAGAAATTAAAAATACAACACCAGGTAAAAATGTTTATAATTATAGTAACGTTGATACTAACGTTGTTGCTAGTTACCTATTACATAAAATGGGTCATAAAGATTTTAAAAAATTATTAAATTATTTGTTTAATAAAAAAGTAAACGTACAATATGATGTAAAATTATTTAAACAAGAAGACGCTTCAAGTAAAACAGAATCATTAACTTATTCTTTCTACATAACAAGATATGATTATTTAAGAATTGCTGTTGCAATGTTAGATGATTGGAATAACAATACATGTGAAGGTCAATACTTAAAAGATTTATACGAAAACAAAATACACAAAGGTAAATCTAAAAATAGAAATAGTACAGACGCATTTTCAAACCCTACTTATTATGCTGGTCAGTTTCACACATATGCTGACAAACCAATATTCGTTATGGACGGTTATGGTGGTCAGACAATTTCAATTGATTTTGAGAACAATAAAATATACACGACTCATGCCATTCACAGAAACTATGACTGGATGAAATTAGTACACTCTAACTTTTAATCATTATTATAACATAGGTGCAGCTATCAACGTGAGTAACACAAACAATATTATTATGCAACCTGTAAAGTAGTAATTCATATCTACCTCGTTTTTAATAACAGTTTTAATTTTTCGTACCAATAGATACCACTATCTCGTAGTGACTCATTGGCCTCCCTTAATGTTTCAAGTTTCTTAACTAAATCTTTTAGTTGTTTTTTATCTAACGTCTTTTTACGTTCTACAATCTTCTCTAATTTACTTATAACATTGTCAATCTTTATACACGTGAAAGGAGGTACTTTAGGTGCCTTCTTTTTTAGAGAGGATATAGTTATCTTCTTAGGCTTTTTAGCCATACTATTCTCCTTGTTACAATGTTCGGTAATTAATATAAGATTATGTTAGTAATATTTATAATAAATAAACACATGAATGATGAAATAGAGAATGCTATTGACGTATGTAAAAAAGCACAGCGTAATTATGATTTGAATAAAATGGTTTCAGAAAAAGATTTAGATACACTTATCTATGTTGCAGCTAACTCACCATCAAAGCAAAACGAAACACATTATAGTTTAAGAGTATATACTGATCCTAAAATTATAAGAGAAATTTATAAGTTAACACAATTATTTACCTTTCAAACAAATACTCAAACAGATAAAATATTTGGAGAAACTGCTGAAAAGTTTGTAACTGACCACAGATATACTGTAACTAATTCTCAAATACTAGCACCTGTTGTTTTTGTGTATTGTGATGAAACTAAAAATATAAGAAGTGGTACACATATTGTTGCTACACAACCAAACGCAACTAGAATAGCAATAGATACTTTAAACGAACAAAAGAATTTATCAATAGGTATATCATCTGGTCAATTAGTTATGGCTGCAGCTTTACTAGGATATAAAACAGGTTATTGTAGTGCCTTTGAAAGAGATATAAACGGTGAAAACAGCGATAGTGTACAAAAATTATTAAAACTAAAATCAGAACCTAAACTACTTGTGGGTGTAGGATATCCTCATCCAGATATGACTAGATTAGAACATCCTGAAGTCTTTAATAAAGACATAAGTATCAAAGAAGGTAAACATGGTGATGAAAATAAAAGATGGATCTTTCCATCCATGTTAAATGAAGACCTACATAAGAACTATCATTATGGGTTTGAAAAAATTGAAGTGTATATAAATGACAAAAAAATACAATAGGAGTTACTAGCTTGACTTTGTGTTAAGTTTGTGTTACAATATAAAGATGAATCCTAAAGATATAAAAATTAAACCTAGATGTTTAACATATCAACCTAAAAGTTATCATAAACCAGCAGCCTATACATCTGATGGTTATATGTTACCTTGTTGTTGGTTAGATGATCCTAAAAACGATCACGGTGTAACGGAAGTCTTTCATTTAAAAGACGATCACCTTGCACTAAAAAATGTTGACAAGTTAGAAGATATATATGGATCTAAAGAGTGGGAACATTTTTTTGATACGCTAATAAATAATCCAAGTTGTGCTTTGAAACAATGCCAATACAAGTGTGGTAATTTAGAAAAGGATACTTATAAAAAATGAGCCATTTAACAGACTTCTATATTCAAAATCAAAAACTATCTTCACCTAATATGGATCTATCACATAGATGTATATTACGTTGCCCACAATGTTTACGACAAAAGGTAGAAGGTCTACCTAGAATAGCAAGATCATTTGATATAGGTAAAGCAGAATTTAGAAAAGTATTAAACTATTATGAAAATCAGATAACCTTTTGTGGTCAAATATCAGACCCAATATATCATCCTGACTTTCTTGCATTTTTAGAAATGATGGACGGTTTAGGTAAAGGTTTAAGAGTTGCAACTAATGGTACTAATACAAAAGGCATGGATGAGAAGTGGTGGGAAAAAGCATATAGTTATGGTCTAGGAGAAAATTGTTGGTACTTTGGTGTTGATGGTTTAGATGAGAAATCAGAATTGTATCGTATAGGTTCTAATTTTAAACAAGTATGGGAAACTATGAAAATGGGAGTACAGGCAGGTCACCCTATAGTGTGGCAATATATAATATTTGGATACAATGAACATGAAATAGAACAAGCAAAAGAGATTGCACATAAAGAAGGCATAACATTATTATTAGTAAAAACAAATAGAGGTTTTGATCCTAGAAGTAGAACATTAAGAAAAAATGTACAAAAGGCTTATGATAACTTTGCTGTACCTAGTGACAAGAATAGAGTTAAAAAAATAAAAAGTGAAGAATACTTTAACGTTACACCAGAACTACAACGTTGGAGACAAGTTAGACAGGGAGTATTGAAATGAACTTAACATATGGAAATCAAACAATTGAATTTTGGACTAATATAAAAGAACAAATAAACAAATCACCACATAAAGAACAAGCATTAAAAGATATTGTTTTTGATGATGACTTTATACCTAAACAAGTTGTAGTATCATTATCAGGTGGTTGTGATTCATCATCAGCAACATACTTAACATTAAAACACTTTCCACAAATAGAAATATTTCCTTTTATGTGTAATGACGTAAACGCTCCTAAAGACGCTGACGCAGCTAGAGAAATAGTTGAATACTTACAAAAGAAGTTTCCTAATGGTAAGTTAAATGACATAACAATCAAAGACTTTAACGATAGAGAAGTAGGTGGTTGGTGGCCTAAAGCATATGATAGTATGCTAGATAACCAAGAACTATATGGTAACATGTCGGTAACTGCTGTTGCAAAGATTTTACAATTAGATAAACTAATACCTGAATTTATGAATGAATTTAAAGGTGCTATTAGATTAGATGGTATGACAGCAAACCCACCTAAACAAATACGTATGGCATTTGCCAAATATGCAAAAGAAAGATTTCCTGAAATCAACTATACTCCTAGAAATTTAGAAAGAATACAAGGTGAAACAAGACGTGATGTTTCAAACAAACCTAATATAACATATAACGTATATCAACCTTATATAAATGTAAATAAAAGATTTGTTGCTGGTGTATTTAAAGAAGAAGGTTTAATGGAAGACTTGTTTCCTATTACACGTTCTTGTGTAGGTTCTGGCAAACAAACTAAAGACTTTACTGCATGGTGTTGGCAATGCTTTTGGTGTTATGAAAAAGCGTGGGCGTTTAATCTACCAAATACCCATATGGCTTAAATGTAGTTTCGTAAACTTCATTAAATTTAGTTTTTATAGTATGTAATTCTGAAAGACTAAAATAACTTTCATACTTAATAGAGCTGGGTTTCATTTTTTTATTTTGTATTAACATCTCGCTATCATCACTTATATAACGATAATTTTCTTCAAGTATATCTTCAGTTAAATCTTCTAACCACCAATCCCTTACTAACACTTTATTATAATGATGGAGATAATAATTACATATTTTCTCATTGAATAAAATAACATCTCTTATAAAGGATTGCCATATTAATTCATTATGAACAAAATCAGGTTTAATACTTTCTATTGTTGATTTAAGAATATCATCATTAAGTTTATTTTCCATGCTGTGCCACGGATGTATTGTATTATCTTCTTCATTGTTTAATTTGTTTCTAATAGTACTATGGAATAACCAACTTAAATAAGTCTTCCATATATTTCTTCTACGAAATAAAACAATTTGATAACCACTATAAAACTCTTTAAACCAATCAAACAAAATATGAATATTTGGCCTAGAAGACATGTTAACATCTTGCATTAAATGCTGACCATGAAAAATATTAAACACATCTAAATTAAAATTATTACGTAAACTTTCAAACAACTCTATTATACTGCTTATGTTTTTACGTTTAGAATCACTAAACAATTCTAAAGCGTTATAATCGTTTAAAGGATATAGTAAACCATTTCTATGGTAATGTCTTCTTAAATAAGTTGCTACATAATGAGAGCCATTACGAGGCATAGAGATTAATATTGGTGTTTTTTCTTTATACATAATTCCGCACAAGTTATCATCAAAGTATTCGCACAGTAAAGCGAAAAAATTTTAAAGGATACCAATCGTTCCTAGTATCATACAAACTATAACATAGCCTATATAACCTAATAACAAGTAACCTAGTAACTTCTCCCATATACTAAACACTAAATGATTCCCCACAGCCACAACTGCTTTTACTATTAGGATTCGTTATCTTAAACTCACTATTAAACTCACCTTCTACCCAATCTAACGTAGTTCCTAGTAAGTATAATTCTAACTCTAAACTGGCCACTAATACGTTCCCTAATAAACAATCAGTATCTTCCCTTGTATTCGTAGTACTCCACTTATATTCAAAGCCTGCACATCCACCACCCTTAATGTCTAATCTCACATAACGAGTGCCTGCCTTATTTGCTATGTAAGTTAATCTCTTTATTGCGTTATCTGTTAGCTCTAGCATGGTTCCTTTGGGTTTCAACATAACTATGTATAATAGTAATAACTTCTAAAACTCCTTTGATATAGCCATGTTAGGTTGTTCTTTACAGTCTTCGACCGCGGATGCGATTTCTTCTATATTATTAACATTACAAGATACTGATACTTTGACACAGCCGACTAATAACACAAAAAATAGCACGAGAAAAATTTTCATATATAAAACCATAAAATACCGCTTCGTTATATCTCTATGTTACTTACTACTTTTATAGATTAGAAAGCCCAGCCAGTTTTAGTTGTGGTCAATTGGGTTACCATACGTATGGTACTCATTCTGAGCTGTACGTGTGGTTGTACTTTGTGATGTTTCTAATATCTTACCAGCAACTAGTTTATACGTACCACCTACTCTTACATTCATATTGTTATTAGCAAACATATTAATATCACCATCTAAAGCGGCCATATTAATGTTACCCTTATCTACTTGTATATTCACATTAGCGTTAGGCCCTACCTGTATGTCGTAGTTGTTATCTGATTGGCCATCTGCATTGATTATTATCTTATGGCGACCACCGATTGTTAGGTCAGAGGACCCTTTGATATAGACCTTATTGTCTTTCTCGGTTATCGTATGAGTTGAATCTTTATTTACTTCGTTCTTTGTTCCTTCGGCCGTGATTTCTGTTTCTGTCCCACTATGATGATATAATAGAATACGCTCTTTGTCAGGCGTGTCGTCAAACTCTAATAAGTGGCCTGATTCGCTCTCATATACATGGCCGTATGGGTATTCAGTTGCATATGTATTTTCAGGTAAGGACCACACATCACCCTCCGACTGTGCTATATCTACTATGCCATCTGCAATAGGTAAGATATTTGCACTAGGGATATTTGTATAAGAGGCCGCTCTAAATGCCTTACGTGCCTCTAGTGTAATGCTCTGATTGTCTGCGTCATTCCGTGCTAGTCTATTGACATCTGATTCGCCTGCGTAACGTGGGTAAGTACCATTAGGGTCGCTGAAGCCAAGGCCCTCGGCCAAGTTCTGTGCGCCTGTAGTAGTGGGTTTGCCAGGCAAACTCCCAAGTATTACTGCGTCTTGTTTAGTATCTGCATCCCTAAAGAAGCCAATCACCCAACTCCCTTCAAGTAGGCCAAGAGGAGTTTGCCCAATGCCAGATATGCCACTGGCAGTAATTGGCAGTAATGGATGTGCCCAAGGTAAATCGGCAGTAGGTAAGGCCTCTTTGTCTTCCGTGTGATAACCTAGACATCTTACTCTTACTCGACCTAATTTAAGCGGGTCTGCTCTATCTTCAACAACACCTGCAAACCAGATGAAGCCATCTCTGCCCATAAAATCTGTAGTACTCATTTATTTTTTCCCATAAGTAGCCGTATTTAAAGCGGTCACCTGCTTATATTTATCCGTATTTAAATGAATTGCGTAGGCGCCGCGGTGCGAAGCACTTACTAGAGGCCTATCGTTGATACCTCTTATATTCATTGCTCTTTTTGTGTATATTTCTTTCATATTGTTCAAATTGTCTTTGGTCCTTTGTAAGTTTGTAATAGTTCGTTCTTACATTGTTTGTAGGTCTATTCTATTGTGTCCTCTCATGTGGCCATACCCTCTAGCAAAAATTTTTCTACTTCGCAATAAGCGTTGAGGATGCTCAATGTTTTATTCATTAAAAGAATCCCTTAAAGAAACTCTTAGCACTAGATAAGTTCTTTTTAAACGCAACCATTGAGGATTGTACAAAACTATTGATATTACCTTGCATACTACCTCTCATTGATGGTGGTATGTTGTTTACATTAGATAAATTGATACCACCTAGTGCTAACTTGGCTTTTTCTGCGATTTTCTCTACTACGGTCTTTCTTTCTAGTATTGTGCTGTTAATCTTTGCAAGGTGTTCGTTCATCAAAACTCTGTTGGAAGTACTGTTTAGGACGTTATTAACCGCCTTATTAGCGGCATCCTTGATATTCATGTCTGTACTATTCAAATCTACACCTAACTTCTTAGCAATGTCATTTACGTTACTAATCTGTGGTGACGGTATTTTGCCGTCTAATTTGTTCTTAATAGGCGTTAATGTTGATATATCTACGCCTGACCCTATTACATCTATAGGTTGTGATCTGAAATGTGCTTGTGCTTTAAATGTGTCAGCGTTTGGTAAATCATTGGCAAATACGTTTCTAACCACAGTCATGGCTGTAGTGTGTTTCTGATCTATCATATCAATTTGATGGTGTAATTTAGATATTAGATAACGACCTGTAAGAAATGGGTCTATTACGTCTTCTCTCATAACCTTATTGTCTGTTGTCATATCTGCAGCGTTATATGATGGCACTTCACACCATACTAGGTCACCTACATTGTATGTAAAGTTACCTGGTACGTCTATGTTCATTGAGAAGTAATCCCTTGTTGCTTCTGATAAATTTTGTTTACCTGTCATTCTAGGATCTGAATCTGTACCCTCACTATTAAAAATGTGATTTGATCTAGTAGCAGGTACAACAAATACACGAGCAAAATAATCATCCATATACTTACGATTGTCAGCACTTGACGCCTTGGTCAGTTTACTAGCATGTAGTCTATTGATCTGGTGTTTATTTGTTGAACCATATGATTTGTCATCTATTGTATAGTCATCATCAAAGTCAGCAGGACCAGGTGGCATGATACCTTGATATACTGCACCAGCACCTGTCGGTGCGTCTATGTGTAATGCCTGTTCGTAGTAGTTTGTGTATGTCAATTTACTCTTTACAAATTTCTTATCTATTAGGTCATGTGCATAGGTCACACTACCGAACATGCCTCGTCTTGTATTTTTTAATGTGTTATATGAGTCGTTAAATGAAAATGAATATGGTTTAGTTATAGGCGACTCTGACTCTACGTCTGGTGTACTAAAGTTAGGATTAAACGCTGACAATAGGTCTATAAAGGCAACAAATGGTCTGTTACGTGATGTGTCACCACTCTCTCTATACAATGACTCTAAACATCTAAAATGAAAACCTCTATTGTTTTCATAGAACAGATAATCAGGTGTTTTGTAATTGACTGGCTCTGACATAAACGTCATGTGCCTTACACCTTCAGCGGGTCTGCAATTAGGAAACGTGTATTTGTACACGCCTTTTGTAGGGTCAATGAATAGGTCTTTTTTAGAGTTGAGCAAGGATTTGTCTGATTTGACCATCTTGTCAACCATTTCTGCATATGATCCTGTTAATGATTTTGATACACGTATTCGCTCATTTCGTATTGATTCGATTGATGTAAAGAATAAGGCAACAGCCTGTGTGTTTTGTGTTGATCTTACTGATCGTTTTTCATATACTTGAAATCTGTGGTTTGTGGCGTTCATTTCTTCATCACCACCTGCGTCTATAGGTGTTCTAAATTTAAACTCTAAAAACTCGTTACCTATGATAGGCAACTTATTAACTGCACCTACGCTATCTATGAACATGAGGTTGCCTGATAAAAATGCTGAATCTAAATCTTGGTAGACGTTGACTACGGCTGTCATACCTGATATTTCTAACTGCGAACCACCGTAACTGTAAAGTATTATCTCACCTGCTCTAAAATCGCCAGGGAATCTGTTGTTCAGGTCATCATATTTGGGAGCTGCCTTATCGGCCATCTTATCCTCCTATCAAGGTTTTAAATTCTTGTGTAATCAGTTCTAAAAATTCTGGTTTGATTAGTTTGATCCTTGCCTTCTTATTTTGTATTCGTAATTCATACTCGTAATTAGAAACAGACGTAGCACCTGACACGGTGCTGTTTACTTCTATCATATGTGAGTCGTCAAATGAAGATGTTGAACCAGAAGACTGAGCAACTTCGTAATGATGTATGCCATTAGGTGCATTGTACTTGTCATTTATATATTGCTCAAACTGTGCTTGAGGTAAAGGCCAATCATAAAATCTATCTTTGACTTTGTTGAATAATAATATTATCCAGTAATATCGTTGATCGCCATAAAACTGCTCTGATACTGACTCTGGTGTGTCTTCACCACCTATGTCATATAGATCAAATAGAGCAGCCGTTTCACTTAATCCTTCTTTAATCTGTACACGTCTTAATAGGTTTGTGACTAACTTGTAATCACCTTTGCCTACTGCGTCATAGTAAATTTTAGGAAAGTTCTCAAAATATGATGGCATTATCTAACCCCCTTTGTTTCAGCAGCTGACGGTGCGTTGCTTGCTGACAATCTTAATTCGTTGTAACGTTTTCTTTCCATTAGTTCTAGTTCTCTAAAACTTAATGTTGCGTCTATTGATACAGGATCACCACTAGGGTGTGTACTAAATTTGTCTGAGCCGTAATCTATATCAACACCTGTACAAGCACACAATCCTATTTGATCTATGTATGGGTTGATTGCTGTACCTTTCATAAATCTAATTACAAATTCATGTGGCACCTTGTAGGCTGCAATACTACTACCGTCACCGTATCTTTCAGGCAACATAGCGTCTTTGATAGCATGTAATATCTTATTAACCACATCTGATTCTTCTCTACTACGTGGCGTAAATTTAAATGTAAAACTAAAATTTCTGTAATCTATGCCATTGAATATCATCTCTTGCATGGCTGCTGGGGCAATACCTGTTCTACGTTGCAATGCAGCCTGTGTACCTGACAATAGACCACCAGAGGCAAATGCACCTACACCTGATACAGCCTTACCTAATTGTGCTGTAATTGATCCTAAATCTGACCCAAAGAATTTACCACTATTAACTGCGTCTTTTAGTTTTGCCATTGCACCTGTTATCATACCAACCTCTTCAGCACCATAGTCTGCCTGCATATTGAATTTTAATGTTTGTGGCATGTATATTGCAATTGTATTTTTTATATTTCTAGCAGAACCTTTACCTGTAGGTATACCGAACCCTATGTTAGAAGAACCTTCACCAAAAAATCTATTTGCATTGTACACGACCTTGTTAAGGTTATCTGCTCTTTTTGTTAAGTATTGATTACCTACACTTCTATTATTACCTGCACCACCTTCTTCAGCTACACGTTCTATAATATCAAATAACATGTAATGCTCTTGGTCTTCATGGTTTATAGGGTACACAAAAAAGTTATTGCTCATTGAGTGTCTTGTTGATGTGTAATCTGCATTGCCAGGGTTATAATTGATAACACCTGCTTTACTTGCTATCGTTCTAAATGATGGTATATTACGACCTTGTAAAACGTTGCCTTTGTTCTTCAGGCCGTTGATAAGTGTTGTTAGTGCTTTAAATGCTTTCATATTAATATTTATTAAGGTATCATCACAGATTGATCTTTAACTGTACTATCTGGATTTGATGTTCCTATGTTTGTTGAACCGTATTCTGTTTTATTTGTTGTATTAGATGAGCTGTTATTAATGTTGTTAATTGTAGTACCAGCCTCACCATTACCTATTGTTAATTTCTCTATTTTATCTGCCTTTAATTCTTCTACCTTGTCAAGCGTCTTTTGATCGTTCTTTACAAGACCTAAATCATTATGTTGATCAGCAATTGATGGTGAGTCACTATCGCCTGCAAGAAACTTAGCAGTCTTTTTCTTATCTACTAATCCTAATGTTAAACCTGATAAGAACCCAGCAAAACCTGATGACGCTTTATCTCTAAATGTTAGTTCTTCACCTTCCTCTTTGTCAAGTAAATCACCTGCTTCTGCAACACCTTTAGCAGCGTCAAACATGCCCATAACAGCAGCAAGAGGTAAGAATACACGTCCTGCAACTCTAGCAGCACCACCTGCCACTTTACCTGCTACCTTGGCACCTTTTTTAAGATTGTTTTTAACAAGTGAACCTGTTTTTGTTTTAGTCTTTAAATCTTTTTTATCTGCACCTGTGCTTGTTACTGGTGTAGTGCCTTTAGGTACATTCTTTGGTGTTGTACCCACAGGCCCTTTAGGTGCCTTTGGTGGTAGACCTAACATACTTCTTACTGAGCCTGCAAGTGTACTACCTAGTCCTGTGATTGCACCTGTAATTGTACCACCTAATGTTGATAAGGCTGCAAGTGGTAACAAGGCATTACCTATGCCCTCAAAGAAACCTTTATCGTCTTCTTTTTTACCACCTAATAGTTCGTTTGTAAGTTTTGATTCTTCGTAAATCTTTTCTAATAAACCTGATGATGTATCAAATTGTTTATCTGATTCTCTTTCTTGTTCAGTTGCCTCTTCACTATCTGCAAGACCACTATCGCTTGTATCAGGCATAAGATCCATACCTAACGACCCAGCACTTGCGTTTTTTGCTATATCTTCTCTACCACCTTTTGTACCTGCAGCTGTTGATGTGCTATCGCCTTGTTTTAAAGAACCTTTTGTTTCTTTTCTACGCAATTGTCTTTTAGCAGATATACCTCTTTGCTCTGCTCTTTCTTCAGACTCAATTGCTCTTTCTATTCTTTTGCCTATAATAGGAACATTTGTAAGACCTATACGTTTAGCAAGTTTAAGTGGTTTTAATTCTTTCTTAAAATCTCTAAATGATAATGATAATTTAGTTGATAACCCTAATACTTTTTTTAATTCAGCATTCGTTTTACCTACAGTTTCTTGGATATATGCAAGTTCTTCCTCTGAAATAATACCTTTCTTAAATAGACCTTCATACTCGTTGATTGTTTTTTCTGTAGTTTGTTGTTGAGTTTTTGCGTCATCAAAATCCATACCTTTCAAAGAGTCAAGTTCAACAACAGAATAGTCTATAACAAAGTTGATTATCTCTTGTCGTATTTCTGCGTCATTCAACTTTGCCTGACTTGTGTAACCAGCAGACCTCTCTAATTGAGATTGGTACTCTTGTAACGAGTCAGATATAGCAAACTTAGGATCAGATTCATCTTCTTTTTGTCTTTTTAGAATCGACTTAAAGTTCTCTGCTGAAGCCTTTTTAAAGACCTTGGATTCGACTTGTGCTGCCATTATTCTTTATTCTTTACTTTTGATGGTTTACCGTTTACGTATATTGCAAACCAACCTGCACCAGCCCCAACGACTACTGACACTAACCCTGCCTGTGCGTTGTTAGGATTCTCTAGTGCCATAAACCAATTGATTACATCTAAAAATGCCCAACCATAAGCAAGCATTAATAGTCTTGGTACTAGTCTCCAGTTAGACATCAATTCAGGTATCTCTACCTCAATAAAATGCCATAATGATTTGCATCCGTATTTAAAACCTAGCCAACCTGTAGTTAACATATTTTTTAAAAAGTTCATATTATCTCCCTCTTTGTTTTTCTCTTATCTTCTCGTTTTCTTCTCGTATATGTTGTAACAATAAGTCAACATATATTTCCCTCTCCCATGGTAACATTCCTTCAAGGTCACCTAATGAGTATTTATGGTATTGCATTAAAGCAAAGTTTGTCCTATAAAAACTCTCTAGGCTTTCATGTAAGAGGGTAACTGAAAAAAATCAGAAGCCCCTTGTAATAATAACTCATGCTCTAC